TTAAATTTCTTCTTGTTCTTTAAAATCAATGAGTGGAGCTACATAATTTGAATCCACTTTTTCAAACGTCACTTTTTGCATCGACGAATGTTTTCTTTCCCAAGATAACGTAAATAGATTTGACTCTGGACTTATAAAGTCTACTTCACCTTCTAGTATTACTTTCTTATGCAAATATTCCTCTAATAAATATAGACTTGCTAAAGCATACAACACATTTTCCAAATTTGCTTCCTTATAATTTGAAGAACGACCATGTTTTACTCTGTTATATATTTTCCACCAATCTGGTGTATCTTCAGGCCACCCATCTCCAAAAGGTTTTAGTGAAGTCAATGTTAAAGAATTCATAACCCTAACACCATTATCCAAACACATTAATTCGCTAGATTTAATAACAGCTTTAAAATCAGTTATGCTTTTATTGCTACTGCTATCAAATCCGCAAAGTTCTTTGAAAATAATCTCACACTCCGAACCAATCGCTAGTAGTAGTTTTTGATATTCAATAGAGAATGTTTTGAAATTATTCTCATCGAGCATCACAAAATCTGTGGTATTAATAAACTCATTTTCTAAATGTAGATAATACTTCCAATAAAAATTTGTAAACTCTGCTTTGTCCATTAAATCACCTCTTTTGAATTATAACAAAAAAAACACGTCCACAACAGACGTGTTCTTTGATTTCTACACAATCAGCTTGCCAAAACCATCCAATCAGTCCTAGCATGCCTGTATTAAAATTGAACGTTCATCATCTATCATCTTTCTTAGTCCAGCATGTTTGCAACCACACCTACAATTTTCAGTCCAACAATAGATTTCGACTAGCTAAGTCTTGCAAAATTCAGGCAGCTAACCCTTCATTTACTACCTTAATTATACTAAATACCCACAACGTTTACAAGTGTAATCATTCTAAGAAATCTGTTTAGCTATGATCGTTGTATAATCTTTAAACGCCGTTCCTTCATTGATTGAAATAATTTTATAACTCTTGTTTTTCCAAGCTACTTTCATATCGTTTGTTAGTTCATAATCTTGATCGTATCGAATAATAAACGTCAACGTTCCTTCAAGAATGGTACCTACACTAGCAAGCACGTCTTTTAGCATTTGTGAACGCACATTAGCCCAACATTCAAATACAGTTTCTTCACTATCCACCATCTGCCCATCTTCATCTTTTACCCGTTTTGTCTTTTTAAACTTGACTCTCTCAGTCAATTCATTTACATTCTTAATGATTGGCATAATAAGCACCTCTCATTTGTTGTACTAATGCTTGTACCGTTACTGGTATCCGTTCGCTGCTGGCTTCTTGACGGTTCAAATACCAATGTTGAGTAAGTAATGACACCGCCAAATCAAATTGCTGATAATTATCCATATCTTTATCCGTTGCGCTACTATCAATAGCACTTTTTATATATTCGCCTGCTGTATCAATCAATTGTTGAATAAAGTCATCATCAATAGTGTGATCGATCCGCATACTTTTTTTTATGCTATCCAAAATTACCATTTTATCTCTCCTAATGAAAAAAAGGCAGTGGGATAAACCGCCGCCCAATATTTTTCTATACTTTTGGTGTTACAACTGGCGTAAACTCAATATACACTGAAGCATTTTGATCAATTTTCTTATAATCGTTGCGAACGATCACTGCAAGTCCTTGTGAGTAGTAATCGAATTTTTCCCATTGAGTCGTTACTTGATTTCTACGAGCAACAAAGATAGATTGTGCAATATCCCCCATAATCATAGGGAATGTTCCAGCTTTAGGATTGGCAAACAATGTATCTGCAATCAATACTACTGGCATACCGAATAATGATTTACCACTAGGTGCTGTCACATCGGGTTGTAAAATGTAACGTCCATCTGAATCTTTCAATGTATCTAGGTGGTAATATCCGCTTTGGTTTAGAATTACCATTTTATTTAATGCTGGGTCTAATGCCACATTGTATAGTTGTTTCAAATCGTCCAACGTAGCAGCCGTTTTCTTAGTGAATGTTTTTAATAAATCCATGATATGCTTATTGTCAGTGTTTTCTACCAATTTCGCTAACTGATCTTTGACCTCTTGTACAATATTCACTGCTGAATCTTCCACAACCTCATTTGATAAGGCAATCTTACCAGCACGAGTTTCTACTTTATAATCAACTGAAGTAAACATTTCAGCGTCAATATCACCAATTTCAGCAAGTTCAGCTTTTGTTGCTAACACTGCTTGTTGGTTAGTTGCTACTGGATATTTACCTTGTCCATTTGATACTGTTTTTACTGTTGCATATTGAGCTAAGTTATAATTTGAACGTTTCAAATCAAAGACTTCACCGATTACTTCTTCGGGAACAACTGCCGCTGCATTTACAGTAGTGACTCCATCACGCACTTCGCCTTGTGAACGGATATATTCTTCATACCCACGCAATTCTGTTTTTTCGTTATCGATTAAAGTTTTTTCCATGTTATTACTCTCCTTTTGTGCTTTAGAAGTGGATTCTAAGCTATTGTTTGTTTGTTTTGCTTGGTTGTTACTCATAAACGATTCGTAAGAACGCTTATTTACTTGGACATTTGATGAATCATAAGCGGGAACGGTCACGACACTAATTTCATTAAGTGCTTTGATTTTATCTATTGATCGTTCAATTGTGCCATCTTCTTTTTTGTCGAATGAATCTAATCCAAGCACGAACCCAAAGGACATAGAATCAACAACCCCTTTTGAGATATTCTCATACACATCATTTGAATAGGTCGTGTCGGTTAGCTCTGCTTCAAAATGTAATCCTGTATCATCGACATTCAATTTCAACGTACCTGCTTTGACACTAGCTAGTGGCTTTGAATAATCGTGTCCATATAATAAGAACACATTTGATAAATCCACCTCTTTTAATGCTTCGGGTGTAATCACTTCTACAAAGCCGCCTAAATCTTTTGACGGTTGCCCGAATTTCAACGCATAGCCTGAAATAGTTTTGCCGTCTGTTGGTTGTTTTTCATTTTCTTTCTCTACTTTGGGAGAATCGGCTGTTAGCTCAGCTTCTTCTGTCAGCCGTTTTTCCTTTTCTTCTTCATTATTCAACTGGTGTAACTCCTTCCTGTTCTTTTAATTGATATTTCTCCAACGTATCTAAATACGTAAAGTTCAAACTTGCTAGTAAACGATCGCCACCATCCATGGGGGGTAGCCCCATTTTCGACCGCCCCTCATTAATCGTGAGAAGTGACCCTTTGACCTGATCCAATACATTTTTTACTTTTGTTTCAGGATCAGTCTCTAGTAACTGATCGGAATTAAAGCGGATATTGGTTTCAAGTTTCGTATCTAATTCACTCACAAACACATTAAAGTAATGAATCAGCGTACTTTGGATATACTGGAGATTACTTTGAACGGTGCTAGAATGTTCATTTTCAACGCCTAAACGCTCAATCGGTACACCAAACGCCTTGGCAATTTGTTTTGTGTTCCAATCATTGGAATTGATAAGCTTCAAAACATCGGTGTTTATTTCTAATGTTTTGTAGTCCATTGTTTCATCAAGAATGATCGTTCTAAGAGCATTATCTCCACTACTTGAACCGTTGGCTTCTTCAAACTTTTCACGAATTGCGTTCTTTGCTGATCCGTCTAAATCTGACTTATGAACCTTCAAAATACCTGACCCACTGACACCACGAGTAAAGAAATTGTGCAATGTGCGGTTGCCAGCTTGTTGAATTTTCAGTTCATCACGTAACGCATAAAGTGGTGGTAATCCTGTTAAACCATCTTGGGTGAAATATTTGAAGTGCAAAATATCGCTAGACTTCACACGTCTTTTTTTATCACCAATCTGATAAGACAACGTACCATTATCTAATTGAGTAACCGTTACACTTGAGTTAGGTAATAAGTGAATTTCTTCTACCTTTTCACCGTTGCGTTTAATCTCTGCAAAGCTATTACCGTTTAGCAACATATTGACCGCCAAAGCAAACTTTAAATGCCAACCATCCATTTCTGAATTAGGTTTCTCGTTTAGTAACTTCACCAGTTCATTATCAGCTTGTGGCATATTGTTTTTGACCAATTGAATCGGACTTGAAGCAATATCACTAGCAATAATTCGAACGGCTGCAAACACATCACTATTTCTTAATGCACGAACGCTTGTAAAGCTGGTGGTGTAATCATCCGATTGGATTGATACCACATGTTGTAGGAAAGGATCTCCCGTTGTATTTTGTCTCGCTTTAAAAAATGCCATCTTTTAACCTCCCTTCTGTTCTGTATTTAGCATGACCGCTACCCCAATAAGCACTATGCCCAGCGCTAACAAGCCATAGTAGACATTTGTTAGTAAGGTGATAGCAACCAACACACACACCAATCCAAGAAGTAAAAGAACGGTATGAATGTAATTAGAAAGAAAATTCTTCACTTGTATAAAATTCATTGTCTGCTTTCGCTCCTTCCGTTGTGGTGAAGTAATCCATTGCAAACACATAGGCATTGATTAATGCAGCTATTGGATCAATTTTGTTACTGTTCTTTGATTTATTAATCTGAATGCCGTTGTTATCCGTTTTTAAAATAGCGTTGTTCACTGCATGGGTGAGAATCGTATTTTTATTGTGAATAACGTTGCCTTCATAAACTTGTTCTCTAAAAGTTCGGGTCGGAACGTTTAGAGTAATCGTTCCTTGTCTTACTTCTAACATTGGGTAGTTGGCTTTTTCAGCTTTACTGATAAGCGAATTAGCGTTATACGGGTCATAACAAATCCCCATACATTCCAAATCATTTTCTTGAATCAAATCTTGAATAAACTGAAATACTTGGTCATAGTCCACGATTCCACTTTCTAATTGAGTAATGGAACACTCACCAGCTTTTTCTAGTTCTCGATAAGGCAAACCGTCGCGCTTTTCTTTGTCTTGAAGCCCATATTTGGTGGCTACAAAGCTATGTGAATCACAATAAAGTTCGCCGTTATCTAGCGGTACGATCCATGAAACGCTAGTTAAATCATCTGTTTTAGATAAATCCACTCCGATATAAACGGGCTTGCCTGTAATATCTTGTGGTTCTACTTCGGTTGCCTGCCAGTCTTCAGCAATCATATAGCTGTCCTCACTCGCTTGTCTCCATAAATTGAAGTTTTTCACCAATACAGAATTAAGGTTATTTTGTTTCAAAGCAAGGTTCACATCATCTTGAATGGTTGGAATCATTACTTTTTTGATTTCTTCACTTTCAAAAATCGGATTGGCTTTGATCCATTTCTCTTGATCGTGAATTTCTTCGGGATCGTCCAATTCCCATATCGCTATAAAGTACCTGTCGGCTTGTTCTTCGCCTTTTAGCACACGATCTAACAATAAGTATTCCTCGTACATAGGAACGTTTAAATCAAGCCCAGCGGTACTAATAACACACAATAAGCCGTTCTTTTGTTGGGTCATTCCTGACTTAATGACGTTGTACGTTTTACGAGTTTTTGCTTCGTGCCACTCGTCAAGAATTGCGGTTGTTGGTGCAAACCCATCTAGCGTGCTGGTTTCACTAGCCAGTGCCATAGCGAACGAATTAGAGGGCAAGTGCTGAATCTTAGAGTTCATAATTTTCAGTTGTGGTCTTAAAAACTTACTAGACTTGACCACGTTTCTAAGTGAATTAGACAGCATATCATAGCCCAATTTAGCTTGTTTCAAAGCGTTACTTACAAACAATACTTGCCTTGCTTCTGCTGGTTCTTGTTCCATAATCAACGCATTGGCAGCCATGCCACTTGCGATATACGTTTTCCCATTCTTACGGCTCATACTGGTAAACGCTCGATTGAATCGCCTGTAATTCCCTTCTTTAGTACGCCAGCCATAAAGACTGCCTAGAATGAATTTTTGAAATCCTAACATCTTGATTGCTTTACCGTCCGTAGATGGTAGCAACTCAATGAATTTAATCGCTTTGGTGGCTTGTTCTTCATCGAACACATAAGGGAAGCTATCTGACTTAGAACGCTCCAAATCGCTTATATGACGCTCACACGCTTGGATAATTTTCTTGGGTGCAATCAGCTTACCTGATAGGACTTTCTCAATGTAATCATTCATGAATTCATCAACTCTTTGAACGGGTCTTCGGGTTCATCATTTTTAACCTTGTTCAAAGCTAGTTTTGATCGTGATTCTAAGGTCATACCTAGTGAGGTGGCTTGTTTTTTCAAATCACTCATAGCTTGTGATTGAACCCGAACCGCTGGATTGGCTTTCTTTACTCCGTTTTCGCATGTGATAAACGTACCTGATTTTCTTATCTCGGCTTCGGCTGTTTTCATTCGAGCAAAGGCTAAACAATAGGCTACCAATGAACCATAATCTGCTTCACTCAATGGATAATCTTTTTTTAATGTTGGTACGATACGATTCCATTCACTTCTAGCGCTCGCTGCCATCCAGTCAGGGGGCGTGATATTTATTAATGGTTGCTGCTTGAACAATTCTTCTCTAGCGTCCACACGGATTGCTTTTTCTTCACTTGATATATTGCCTTTTGTATCGTGTAATATTTTAGGGTGTCCCATGTTGTCCTCCTTTCAGACAAAAGAAAAAGGAACGTAAGCAATTAAGCTCACATTCCTTCGTTTTTCGATCAGAATTTTTCTTTATCTAATTTATCTATATAAATGATTTTTCCGTTCTGCATTTGAATGGTCACTTGACCAAAATGAGGTAACTCAATGGTGCGCTGTTTCCCTGTTTTATCAGTAATAACAATTGTATTTTTCAATAAATCTCCTACTTTCATTATATACTTTTTCACTTGTGATTACAAGTGTAATCGTTATTTGTAATTACCCTTATGCCTTTTCACAACGGTTATTTGTACCAAAATGAGTAGGCATCGATTGTCAGTAAGTTTCACACTATGCCCCCTTAACTCAAAGGGTACTCTTTTCTCGTCTTTGTCTTTCATTGGCTGTCTTGGAATTATGGTGTGCATGGCATAAAGAACGAAAATTAGTTTCATCTAACCGTCTATTCCAATCATCTTTTAGTTCAATTTTGTGATCTACAACATCAGCTTTCCTTATCAAGCCTTCTTCTAGGCAATCCTCACATACTGGATGATTTAACCGATACAAGTATGAAGCCTTTCGCCATGTTCTACTTTGATAGAATTGAAAATATTTACCTTCGCTTTGCTTTCTTTCTTCACGCTTAATTGCCGTTTGCTTTGCTTTATGCTTCCCACAATACTTCTGCCTATAATCAATCAATGTTTTACATCCAGCATGATTACATTGTTTTTTAACTGCCATAGATTACCAACCAAAGCGATCTCGTTCGTCAGAATCATCTTGTTCCCATTTTGATTTGTATTCAATATAAGGCGAAACTATCTTCAAGCACGTTCCGTCTTTAAAATTAACTTTAGTGATTTTATCTTCCTCAAAACTAATAAAGTCTACATCTTCTTGAGTGTTTGAATACTCAATGTGTTTCTCACCATCGAAGTATCTAATACTTTCCATATGCATAATTATTCTACCTCCAATAAATTAGTTATCAATTCATCATCTGTTAGTAGCAAAGCCAAGAACTTATCATGGATGTTTAAAAACAAATTATCCTCATTCGATGTAAGCTCTCGTTGTCTCGCTCGATCATATAGGTTAAGCAGACAATTAAATTCATCCATTAGCTCACCTGTATCATCATAGTTGCCACTATCTACCAATGATCCCACTACTAGCGATTGACACCACGCTACTGACTCCTGCAGCCAATCAGGTTCTTCTTCCATTATCTTTAATACTTCTGGATCAAATGTGGAATAATCTTCTGTTACCAATCCCACACTAAATGCCAGCGTGTTCATTAGAAACCGATCCATTTCATCTGTATATTGAAAGTTCGGTGCTTTGTTTGTTGAAATAATATTGAGCATTTACTTTCCTCCTTGATTCGTAACACGTGGTAACACCTACGTAACAGGTACCCGTTACCACTCAATCCCAACGGGGACAAGGGTTCTAGCGTTTTGGTAACAGGTAACGGGTAAAATCCAGTAACATTATTCCCCAGCATATTAGCTAACTATTTCAAAAGTTTTAAGGAAATAAGGTGTTACCCCGTTACCAAATTGCTGTATCCCTTGGGGCAGTAAGGGTAAACTAGTAACGGGCTAGGTGTTACTGACCCGTTACTACCCGTTACTTTTTGTACTTTCCAGCTCGATTTTTATTTTCATAGGCATTTGACTTATTGTAAAATCCTCGTCGTTTATTTCTTTTTGGCAGTTGCTTCCGTTCCCAACCAGGAATACTGCTAATAATCAAGGCAATCTTTTTAGTTTCTGCATCTGATCGACCATTCAATAAATCCTTTGCTTGTTTATCAAAAACAGCTTCCAAAATATCAGCGGTGAGTACGCTATCAACTAAATAAAACTCTTGTTGCATAGTAGCTCCATTATAGAAATGCTGTAAATTTTTCTCATTACATTTACTGTCAGGATAGTTCTGATAATAAGAACGTCTCGCCCACGCTGGAGCTTCTTCCCATTTATACGGGATTTCCATTTCCAAATATTTAGTGATTGCTTCTTTAATTGGATTCTCCATCTTGGCATCCTCTTGATAGTCTTTTGCAATTTCTAAGACTTCTTTATCTTCATCGGGACTAAAATAGATTCGTTGTCCTTTATCAAAAAGCACCTTTGCTTCAGCTAACACTTGAAGAAAATATTCATCCTTTGTTTTAAACGGATTCATCTTTGGCTTATTCTTACAAGGCAAAGGATAAAAACGGCGGTTTCCTGTATCATCTTTCAAATACTGCCCATCATTCGACGTTCCAATAAATACACATTGCCTTGCCCAAGCTATGACATTCCGACCATAAGGAGGTCTAATTTTATCGATCTTGGCACTGATGAAGTTTTTTATCTGTTCAATTTTAGTTTTGTTCATTGAAGATAATTCTCCAAGTTCAATAATTACATTGCCTTGAAGCTGCATATAATCATCTTTCTTTTCACCTAGCGAATCTAATGAATCGGTGAAAAAATCATCCGTGTAAAGTAATGCTGGAACGGTACTCTTACCAATCCCTTGCGGTCCATCCAAAACTGGAACGATCTCAAACTTTATTCCTGGTTTATAGATACGTGCGACTGATCCGACTATCCAACGTTTTGTTACTTCTCGTGTGTAAAGGTTGTCGTCTACCCCTAAAAGGTCAATAAACAGTGTTTCCAGTCTAGGCTGTTGATCCCATTTAACTTTTTCGATACGTTCTTTTACTGGGTTGAAAACATTCTTTCTAGCCACATTTACTACTGCTTTGTGTATTTTGTTGTCATCAAAAACTACATTGTAGTTTTCTTCAATATATGCCGTTAAGGCATCCTCAAAACTGTCTTCCCATTCTCCAGCGGTACGATTGATCCAAGGAGAATCTTTTAATAGGTGAATGTATCCGCTAAATTCGTTATAAGCAATTGTTCCAGCTAAATTGCTATCATTGGTTAAAATCAATTCTGCATTCACAACACTGTTACTTTTAATCTGATCGTCTTTATTGCATCTTAATCGTGACATCCAGGTTTTCAATTCAATGATATTGTCTTCACGCTCGCTGGCTTCGGGAAAGTCTAAAATACTATCTAATTTATGCTTATGAGCCATGAGCTTTCCCCCTCAAATCTTTTTTAATCATCGATCGAATAATTTGATTCACTTCTTTATCTTTTAGCGGTGGTTCATTGTACGCATTTGCTGTATAAATCAATTCTGCTAAAGTTTGATTATCTACACCGTGCCATAGTAACCAACCGCATAACTTAGTTAAATGATCGTTTCTACTACCTTCGCCAGCGCCTTGAACAATCATATCTAATTTTTTTGCTGTCCCTGTTTTTGCTACGGGTCGGTATTGAGTCTTTATTTCTTGCGGTTTTTTTAGCAGTAGGTTCACTAGCCAATCGGGAGCTGGTGCAATATTATTTAGAGATACGTTTTCAATAGGTTCATATGCTCTCCCAACACTTCTTGAAATAATCATAGTTGGCGCTATTGGAACTCCTTTAGTGATAATATCAATCCCGCTTAAACTTTTACCTTTATCATCACGCCCGAAGATATCAGCAAATGCACCTGTTTCTTGTTGGATAATTACACCATCAGGAATTTTAAAGAAGAAATGGATTCCTTTACCTGGTGTGATTTCCGTATAAGTAGAAGGAAATGGATCATACATTGAAGCAAGTTTTTTATAATTCTCAACGCCGTTTCGTGTTTCAGAATGTTGATCTAGGTCAACTACCACCATTTGATGATCTTCAAGCATTAACCCAATATTTCTAGTTGCATCTTCCGTCCACCATTCATTAATTTGATTAGAATCGTTAGTTGCATCATTCCAACCACTAGAGCCTTTTATTGGAATTTTAGTTCCAGGAGATAAGGGATAAATTGACCATCCCGACTTTTGTAATTCCGTTGCTGCTTGATAATTATTTGCCAATAAACCTCTCCTCCTTTTTCAAAATACTGGTATAAATCATTCAGACACCTCCATGAGCTTCAACTGCTCAAGTTCGTATTTCAACCCATCCCGAACAAATTCAGCACCTTTTAATTGATTCTGATACTTTACCCATGTATTAAATGTTTTCACCCTTGCTTCTTGCATATCAGTAATGTTTAACCATGCGGTTAAAATCTGATTTTTTAGCTCGTTGATTTCTCGACAAATTATTTTGTGTTCTGCATGTTTTTTGAGTACATACAAAACTGTTAGTTTTTCATTGAATGAATTTCCAAAGTAGGTTTTCCCGATATTATTTTCTAGTTCAGCGATCCCTTGATTAATTTCCTCTAATTCAAGGCTATCGAGTTGGTTTAATAGTTTTGTTTTGTACATCTACTTATGCCCTCCAGTTCTTAATTGATAGTCGTACTCGTCATAAGCAGTGAAGAGATATAACGCTAATCCTGCAAAGATAGCTATTTTTGCAATTAATGGTAATAAGCCGAAAATTCCGCCGATTAAAATGCTTCCTATAATTAAGTTTCGTTTCATAATGGTTCCCTCCGATTTTTTAATATGGTATAATCGGAACAAAGAATATCGGGTTTTATCCCAATTAAGTTGCCTTTATCCTGTCCGCCAAGACTGTTATGGATAAGGCTTTTTCTTTGTTCTCGATCATGTTAATGCTCCTAAGTTGTCTGCAATTCAGCAGAACGATTATAAATTTTCTCACTCACTGAAAACTGCAACCCATATTTTTCTTTAACAGTCATTAATTCTACTGTCTCATCTAAAATAGGTTCACGATCAACCAACATTTCAGGAGTCATATCTTTCTTTTTTACCATTTTGGAATGACCATAAATAGTTGATACAGCTTTATTGGCTATCACATTCGCTTTAATGTAGTCTACTGGTTTTGGTTCAGTAATAGCGTGGCTTAATTTAGTCATTGCTTCTTTTTGGTGTTCTTTGTCTAGCATGCGGAATACTTGAAAGCCTTCAAGTCCTGTGGACTGGCGTAGTTCTTTGATGATGTCGAAAATCCAGTCTTGAAATGCCTCGGCTTCTTTTTTACGGCTTTTGAATGCCATGCGGTAAATATTTTTTTTCGTTGATGATGTTTACATCTTGTGTTCTGCCCAATGAATCGATGACCTTACTAGTAGTAACCCCATCTTTAGGCAAAGAGTGAATGGCTCTAGTAACCTGTTTAAGACCTAACGCTTCCGCAACATCTTTCGCCACTGCCCACCATTCATCATTAATATCGACAAATCTTATAATGTGTCCGTTCCAAATTTCAGTTTTCATTCAACGTCCTCCAGTTCAAGCCCTAGCAAGCTCGCTAACAACTCAACTTGCTGATACAAAATTTCTTGATACTCTTCAATAGAAAGTCGTTCTTTAAACTCTGCTTGTACTAAATCGTTCAAGCCACGCAATACTCCGCTTACCGTTGGTTCTTGTGGTAGCAATTTTTGATAGTCCATTTGTTCGTACAAACATTCAAACGTTTCTTCTAGCGCTTTGCCTTCCAAGTTTGCTAATTCTGCCGCTGTGTCTTCTGTAAGAATTGTTGATAATACTTTTTCGATTGCTTTATTTTGTGTCGATTCCATTATTATTTCCTCCTATTAATCCCTTTGCCCCCACGGCTTGCGTTTATTTTTGGTATTCTTCCATAAAGCGATCACATTCATCTTGTGAAATTCTTACGACTCCATCAACTATAATCAACTTTAAACCGTTAGGAACATATTTCTGCATCATAGTATTGTATGAAACGTTCATATACTTAGCAGCTTGTGCCTTGTTCATATATTTTGGAAACTGGTACTTTTTTTCTAATAATGAAAGTAACGTTCCTTGAGTTTGCTCTACTTGTTGAACAACTCGATCGTCAATAATTTTAAAAGCTGGATCATCAAGCGTGAGTTTGTCAATTTTTAATTCCATATTTATCCCCCCTCGTTAGCATACATTTCTATACAAAGATTTTAAAAAAATGCAAGAGGCTCTTGAATACATTTCTATACCTCTTATAAACTCAATATACCATCATACCTTTTCATTTGCAAGAATTTTAACATACTTTTTTGAACTTTTATGTTTCACACATATTTAAATCGTGATATAGTAGAGAAAATATATGAATGGTGGTGAAAATGTGGCTAGAAAAAAATACCCCGAAGCAGTGGAGACAGGACAAAGAATTAGACTGGCTAGAATTGAAAAGGGACTCTCAATGGAACAACTTGGAGGTAAATTATCCCCACCGGCCAGTAAAGGTGCCGTTAGTAATTGGGAAAATGGCTATAATCTTCCCAATAACACCAGGCTTAAACAACTTTCAAAGGTATTAGATGTATCCACTACCTATCTATTAAACGGATCTTATACATTAAGAGATATGCATATGATGCCCGAAATTAAGCGAAATGTGCTTGAAAAGCAATTGAAAAAAACTATTGAAAAAAATAACTCTATAATTGATTCTAATCTTTCTAATGCTATCAATAACATCGAAGAAGATAACCTGACTGTCTCACAGAAGATTTATTTAACAAACGCAATAAAATATCTTAAAACAGGATCTCGAATTGAATTTCCTGACGGGAGTACCCCAATTGCTTATCTCGCAGCTCTTCTAAATACGCTTTTACGATATGACTCATTAATTAATGATTCAGAAAAAAATACAGATGAGAAAAAAGAGTATCAAGAATTTTATGAAAATGATCTTCTAAAAGAGTTCACAGCTCTTGTTACTGAGCTAAATAAACACTATTCAAAATAATAATAAACTGCCTCCTCCAACCGCCCCCACGGCTTGCTACACTATGGAGGGAAAACTATTATGGCAACATTCAAGCAATATGAAACTAAAAAAGGTAAATTTTGGCTCTATGAAGCCTATCTTGGAATGAACAAAATGACTGGCAAACCTGATAAGGTTCGTAGACGAGGTTACAAAACAAAAAAAGAAGCCCAGCTTGCCTTGTCACGCTTGCAAGTGGACTACGATAAAAACGGTATTAAAAAAGCGAACAACGAAACGTTTAAAGAAGTTTATGACTTGTGGCTAGAAACATATAAAACCACTGTCCGAGAAGCCACCTTCATGAAAACTGAAATCAAGTTTAGAAAGTGGATTCTTCCAAAATATGGAAATCTTCGTGTGAATGAAGTCACGGTAAAAAAAGCCCAACAAATTGTAAATAGCTGGGCTGAAACTACTGACCAATACAAGGTACTTCATTCAACTTCTAAGCGTATTTTTAGCTACGCTATCAATCTTGGGATTATTGAGACTAATCCACTAGACAACGTATTAATGCCTAAAAGAACCACCACTAAGCATAAAGAAAAGGTCAAAGTTTACAGTAAAGAACAACTGATCACCTTGTTTGATTACCTAAACAGCAAACCTGAAACTTATCGAAACGACTTTGATAAAACGTTACTACGCTTTCTCTTTTATAGCGGGGTTAGGATCAGTGAAGCCCTTGCATTGAATTGGTCAGACATTGATTTTCAAGAAAATACGGTCACCATCAATAAAACACTAAGCCAATCCAAAAATGGCTATAAAATCAGTGATCCTAAAACTGATTGTAGTGCTGGGGTTCTTCCACTAGATGAAAGAACAATTTCTATATTAAAAAAATGGCAGATTAATCAGCGGAAATATATGCTGACACTTGGTGTAACTGATCCGACTATGATTTTTTGTGGTATCTATAAAGAACTAATCACACACCACGCTATTTATGCAAGATTGATTACTATTTGTGAAAAAGCTATGGTTCCATTTCTCGGTGTGCATGTAGCAAGACACACTCATGCTTCAATGCTCTTGGACGCTGGAGCTACTATGGTAGAAGTTCAAACTAGATTACGGCATACAAAAATTAGTCAGACGATCGATTGTTACGGTCACTTGGCAAAAGAAACGAAAGAAAAGACTGTTGAAAAATTAGTACAACACTTAAATATTGACTAGATGGCATACAATATGGCATACAGTAAAAAATAAAAAAAGGAGAAACCCTATCATATCAAGGTTTCTCCTAGCTTTATAGTCTATTCTTCTTCAGCCATGAAGTTAAGTTCATTAACAATAGTTGAAGATAGTTGGTATTTCAACAATTTTTGAATAGAGCTAATCGCTTTATTGATTCTAATTCATCTTGATTCGTATTCTAATCGTATTCAAAAACGTATTCAAGTTGTGTGGCGTGCTTTTGGTAAGAATTTATTTATCAACTAGTTTCAAAAGTTCAACATTGGCAAAATTATCAATTTTTGTAGTTGAACTAGCAAAAAGGTATTCCCAGGCTTTTTCTTTACGCTTATTATTAGCAGAGTATCTAAGTTGATACTTGTATTTTTGGTGAAATTCTTTGTAAATCTCATAAATTTCATCTGCATTATCATAAGTGATAATCCATTTATAACTTTCAAGTTTATCAATACACTCTTTTAAGCTCTGATGCTTGTCTTTATCAATAAATTTCAAATAAAGATTTTTACCTTGAGTAAAATATGGAGGATCAAAAAAAATGAACGTTTTCTCTTTTGGATAATTAAATGAAATTTCATCTATAAAAGATTCAGCATCCATATTGGTAAGGATAATCGAATCTTTTAGCGAAGAAATATCTATTACCTTTTTTATTAAAGATTGCTTATTAAAGCGACAGTCCAATTTGTATTTCCCTGATTGTTTCGCTCCGCCTATCGGCCCACCGCTAATAATACCACTTACGTTGGTTCTGTTTAGAAAAAAGGTCGCAAATCCTCCCTTCAAGGAAAAAGGATTATCAGACTCTTTTTTGTAAATTTCTTTCTGTCGTTGCCATTCCTCAATGTTCACAGTAGTTTCTTTAATTAGATTGATAAATTCATCGGGATAATTCAATATTGAATACCATAAAGAATGTATAGATTTATCTAAATCATTAATTGCAATCATTTTTACATCCTTTTGAATTAACAACTGAATGGCCACCCCAGCTCCCCCGGCAAAAGGCTCGATATAAATTCCATCTTCTCCAATATTCTCATCTATCATTTTTTTTACAAATTTATATAATTGGCTTTTTCCTCCCGGATACCTCAAAGGGGAGTAAGTTGTTGGCATAAAATACACCTCCTATAAATCTTTAAAATAATCTTCCACCAAGTCTTTAGGAACCTTATGACCAGTAATCAAACAATATTTAAGAGCCTTTATGAACTGTCGCTCAAAATCATTAACAATATCAATATGATTATTTTTCCAATAAGTAAACGGATTTTTATTTATACTAAGTTTAAACAATTTTTGGATTTCATCATCTTTAAAAAATTTTTTAAATTTGTCTCTCACTATACCTGCCCTATTTGAGTCAGAGCCTCGGAAATTATCTATTTGAGTTTGAAGGTTTTCTTCAGAGTCATGTAAAAGTCCAATATTATCCAAATGTCTGCTACAAACTCGCCTAAATACAGGCTTTGTAAATCCATATTTGTTAATCCAAAAATTTGAATTTTCAGGTAGATTCCTCAAATAATCATATAGCAATTGATCTGGAGGAAATTCTCCCGGTAAAATACAAAAGTTTTTTCTATTCTTTACGTGTTTATCTGCATCCAAAACAACAACACTTTTTGTACAAAATTCTGGGACTTTTTCATCTGATAATGTTAGCATTTGTTCCCCGCCTAAAGATGTTTGGGAAACATCTATAAGTCGTCTCAATTTATTCTTTCTAATTAATACTTTTAAGAATTCTCTTGCTTCAATATCTTCACAGTAAATATTTATCTTTTGTAGCATTAAGTCTTCATCAACTTTTTTTGTTCTCACATGAATATCTGCATCTATATCTCTCCAACTATAATCTTTCATCACTTGAATTTTGCCAAAAGTATTCGTTAAATAGTTTATTTTATAGTTTTTGGTATCTCTTTGGCTAAAAACTTCTTCAATCATCGTTGGAGAATGTGAAGTCATTATCACCTGAATTCCGTAGTTTTTACAAAATTTTGTTAAGACGTTGAAAAACTCAATTTGTGCAGCTGGAAAAAGACCAGCGTCTACTTCATCAATTAGCAAGATTCCCCCCGCATAATTTTTGTATTCCTCCTTCAATTTTTTAAACGATAACAAGGCTCTTACAATTTGTCCAACATTATCTTCACCTACAGATATTGATTGAAAGTCGTATTCAGAAGTATGTGGTGCTAGAGAATTTATCGTCCCACTAGTAGTATCAATTGCTGTACTTGATTGGAGTAAAATTTTATTGGTAAGATCTAATGCCAAACCTTTATTTTCTTCAATATATTCGTCAGTAGCCAAATCATAATCACGTAATACAATTGGGGTCAGACGATTTACACTTAGGTAAATTACTGGATTTGTCACGTTTCTATCATTATTACCTCTTAATACCGGCCTACTTTTGCTACGATCTTTCGAGTCATATAATTTTAACTTTAGATTGCTCTTTTCTTTCTTTTCTATTCCATCATATAGTTCAATACCAACATCCATTGAACCAGGTAAATCATAGTTTTCTGAAAATCTAAAGTGTTCTGAAAATACAGATTCATATGATTTATCCAACAAAGTTTTATATATTTTTAAATTATTCCGTTTAATTGGATTTTCAGTGTAATCTGTTGAAAAGCTAAATATTTGTGCAATGATCCCTAAAATAGTAGATTTTGAAGTGCCATTTTTCCCACAAATTAGTGTGATACGATCTCCAAACTCAATTGTGACGTCTTTTAAACCACGGAATTGGTTTATTGCAATTTTTTCAACTTTAGTATACTTTTTCAATTCAAAAACACCTACTATTCTTTTCATATTTTATCAACAAACACTACACCGGTCGAGTATATCTAACGTTACACACCTTATTTACTATTATACCAGTATTTATCCGTGATACATAAGGGTGTAATACTAAGACTTCTCACCGAAAGGCTACAAGTAGTCACCATTATTTACGAGTAACTCTCTTTATCCAATCCTTGTGCAACCTTGTCGTTACCCCTTGTATATCCCCGTACCTTGGATGTTTCGGAATATCAAAAATATGCTCAAATTTCTGATCTTCATCTGCCTCCCACTCATGATTCAACGGTTCATGCCACTCTATAAACCTTGACCATAAAATGTTCTTTCTATAAAACTCAATAGGAATTTCAAAACAGTAAAAATTGTATTCGCTAAAATCTGTAAAACTATCTTTACGAGCATACTTTAAATGACAGGTATCTCACCATACCAAATTAAATCTCGATCCAATGGTAACTGGATTCGTTTCATATACTCTTCTTCAAGCCAACGAAGTGCACCAATTGCATTTGGATTATCAAAAAAGACAGATGACTCAGCGTGATACTTCCTTGGAAAAATAAATCCTTCTGAATCAACAGATTGTAAAAAATCTACTGGTTGAATCGTGTAAACTTTCATTTATTCGCCACCTTTTTGACTACTTGTAGTCATTTACCGATTTGAAATTTGCTTACTTTTTCATTCAATTGAACCCAGCATTAATTGTACATGAGTCTTCTTCACTAACGGATAATATCAGGATATACTAATACTATCCTGAATAGCGAAATGAGGTAGCCAAAATGAGCAAAGTCGATGAATATATCAAAAAGAAGTCCAAAAAAAGCAAAGAATGGCAAAAAACATTTGAGTTAGAGTATAAGAAACTCTCAGATAGCCTCAAAAAGAACACTTATAATCCAAATAAACCAAGTAAAGCAGATAACCAATAAAGATTGCTCTGCCATATTTAACATTGCTTCACGAATCAGTAATCGTTGACTACAAGTAGTCATTGAAGCAAATCTTCATAAGACACCTGTAGAATATCCCTAATAGCCCTCAATTGATCCAGCTTAATATGTTGCCGGCCACCTTCAATCTTAACCAATGTTTCTCTTGTCATAGCGATTTTACTGAGCTGTAGTTCTCGCACCAGTTCTGTCTGTCCCATTCCCTTTTCTAATCGGATTCGTCTGATATTGCTACCGATTACATTTTCTTTATCTATTAACTTTTCTTCCTTCAAGAATAGCACACCTTTTGGACTAAAATTAGTCCTTTTTCTTATTAATCTTAAAGATTTGGTATGCTACAATGGGACTAGTATTAGTCCACATTCGATTTTAAGGAGGAATTTTTTTGAAAAAATTTGCAATTATTCTAACCTGCGCTTTACTCACGGGAGCCATAAGTGGGTGTGCCACTTCTGACACAAATTCTACAAGTACTGAAACGAGTACAACAACATCAGAAAAGAATTATCCGATACATTTTTTCCCAGTTCCAAATGGATTTGAAGCTTATTATCATAATAAAAAACTAGATGTTCCTTTGTCAGAAAGTGAATCTATTGAAAAAGTTTTGCCAATTGAAATTGAAAGAAATCAAGAGAATATAAAACTCAAGGCCGAGCTTCCCATACTGAACAGCACCGAAATTGACTGGCATGAAAATATTAAAACAACAATTAAAAAAGGAGCGTTAGCACAACTTTATACTGAAAAGGTTGAACAATTCTTTGAAGCTGGCGCTAATAAAGACTTTTCAAAAATAAGTAATTACTCGGATAATTTTTTTAATGAAACACAAGATGAAATCACGAACTCAACTTTTATGGCTGAAGATATGTACAATATGACGTTAAAAAAAATAAAAGCTTACGACCATCCGTTAAATCTGACACTAAATAATGGATTGCTTTCTTTTGTATTAGCAGGTTACGTTGACTATGAATATTCACCAGATTATTTGGAGAAACCTCTTCAACACGAGAACAATGATATAAATTTTAGATTTGTCTACGAGTCAAAAAGTAAAACATGGTTAGTTGATCAATTAAGCACGATAAACACAAGCTTCCATGAATTACCTAAACCTGAAAATGAAGCTGAGATGGTCATTAAAATCTTCTAAAAAAGAAGCGTTGAAGGAGAAATATTCCTTTCAACGCTCTTTTTTATATGCTTAGAAACATAAATAAATTGTATACATTCTTTTTAGCCCCTATTACTTTTCACAAAAATATCTTTTTTCGACACTAACGTTTCTCTACTTCTAATACTGTACACAGTTTTTGTATTATTGAAAAATTACTCATTATTTAGCATTAAATCACATCGTTTTATCAATCGACCTTCATACTAAACTACTTTAAAGTCATCTTCCTTCTCGTTTTTCATTAAATCAGATACATAAGCCCATGTACCCGTTCGTTGTAAATAAAGTTCTTCTTGTAACAACTCCCATTTTCTCTTAGAAATCATAATGACGCCATCGTTCAATCCATTTTTAGAATCCCTAGTAATTTCTATTTCAGAATTTGAATGAACTACTTCTTGCAACACTTTACCTATATTTTTTTTGAAGTTTGTTGGAGTAATAGTATCCAAAATGAACACCTCTCTTCTCTATACCTCTATTATGAAGCGCCCATGAAATAAAGCAAGCGTTGAAGAATAATTCTTTCAACGCTTGCTTTATTAAGCTTTCATTTTGTAGTTTGACTAATACCAATAATCTGATCTCTAAACAATCGAAAAACTTCTTGTGGTTGATAATAGTCTATATCTATTTCAAATATTTCCGAAAACAATTCAAGGAACTTTTCTACTGAAATGATAATGTTACCATCTTTCTCTTGACTGTTTTTTATTATTTCTGCTTCTAATTCAAATAAATCTAGTGACGAACTAAAATCATAAATCCTGTCATATTGAACAAAAAAATCAAGAAAAAGTTGCTCAAACTCTTCCTTATTTATCACTAGTGTTTCAAGCGGAACAACTTTATTTTCATCAGCCATTCTTCCAATTGCCTCACTTTCATTTTCAATAATCACAAAAATGACATTAACTTAAAAACCACTAACAAAATAAGACTTACAAATTAAAGGGTAATCCAACAAAAAAACCATTCGCTCTACGTACTACGATTTGGTATTCCTGCCTTTCACTAGGTAATTCATAATAGTAATTTAGTGTTTCTGATTTACCATTTTCAATATACTCTGGATTATCCAATATCATAGCATACTCATAAAGTTCTTCACCATTCTTATTTTCAATCAACCATTGTTGCGGACGTATCGGATTTTCTGTATCATTTTTAAGTGTATAGGTCACTTGTAATACACGATCATGCTGTGCAAATTCATTTCTTTTTTCGGTCAATTCAACTTTTTTAAATGTTAGTTCAACCCCATCTGCCTGATAAGTTTCACCTATTTTTAAATCTTTTGTTACAATTTTTATCGGCTTTTCTTCTGGAAAATATCTGGCTTTAATTGTTAGATAGCTTCCAAAAAGAATCAATCCTAGTAGCACTAAAAGAATCCCTTTAACGAGCCATTGAAACGGGAAATACACTTTAAACAT